ATTTTGTTTTCTCCGTTTTTTTAATCGTTAATAATTGTCGAGAGCATTTGTCCAATATGGACGTTAATTAAAATTTAAGACCAAACCCTAACATAAGGTTTGTAGTCTTTTCTCCTGTGTTGTAAACCACTTTAGGATCTACATATACGTTGTTACGTATAGTGAATAATTTACCTAAACCAATCTTTAAAGATTCAGTGTCTAGGCCCGATGTTGCAGCATACGCAAAATATCCTTTGTGGAAATATCTTGCATGGAAATCTAATTCCATATCAACCGTTGAGTCTGCTTGAGCTATGGAAACGCCAACCATTAAGTTGTCTGTTACCCCATATCCTACAGTTGGCGAAACTGCCCAATCTGTCCAAGCTACGTTTGCCACGTCTCCAGTACCAATGTACCAATCGCCTTTTGTCTGTGCTTGTGTTCCTATAATAGATGCACATGCCAATACTACTGTTAAAATAATTGTTCTCATAATTTTCTCCTCTGTTCTTTGCTTATTTAGAATGCTCTCTGTTTAAGCCTTTATTGAATAACCACGCGCTATTCATATAACCTTTATTTAATAACCTTTTGTTATAACCATTTATAAATATACTTTTTTAATTAAAAAATTTACCTTCTTGAAATTTTTTGAATTTATCACTAAAATCTTCCTTTATGACATTAACGACCTTTGTAATGTGTTGTGTTTTGGTGTCAGTCATTTCCCTAATTAAAATATATAGGGCTTTTTTATTGAATATTTCTATGTTTTTTCTTTCTTCGAATAGTCTTAAAACTGCATAGGCTATTCTTTTATCTCTACTGGATCTAAATCTTTCTTCAACAATTCTTTGATAATATTCTGGAAACTTTTCCATAAATACATCTAAGTCGTCTCTATAATCTTGTGTACTGCTTTCCCTACCTAGATCTCTTTCCCTATCTATTGCTATTATAGGTTTTTTTGCCTTTAAATCTCTATAGTTTCTATTATTATTTTGTATTAAATAATTTTTTGCGACAATACTAAAATATGAAAATGCTTTTCCTTTTCCCTCGACAAATTTTGGCAGTTTTTCAAGCATAAAGGCTATTACTTCATGTTGTATTTCTCTAGGTCCACCATCAAAGTAATAAAATTTAAACGTATGAATAATATTTTCCGCTAGCTTCATAAGAGGTTTATGTATGAACTCATTATACACCTTGTTTTTTAATGCTTGAGAATTGTCTTTATTATACGCAATAATTGCCCTCTCAGTTTCAAGTGTAAAATATAATTTATTTTTTCTGGGACGGCCTCTTTTTGTCTTTAAAGCTTCTATTGCTGCTAATCTTCTTTCTTCCTCTAGGTCAGAATAGAATTGTTCTACTGGAGATAGTTTTTTATTTTCCAATTAAATCCTCCAGTTTTTTAATTTCAGAACTTATTTGCTGGTAAATTGAACCAACTTCGTCATCTTTTTCAAACATATCTTTATTGTCTAACTCTCTTATATTGGATAAAATTAATGAAAGAGAATTATAGTAAGAAACTATCCAGTCAAAAGTTTCTTCATTTGCATCTTCTAATTTTTCGTTTTTCCTAAATAAATTAATGTTAACATAAATTGAAACAACTAGTAATACTGATACTAGCCAAATCATTTGGTTTCTCCAAATAAATCTTTGAATAGATCTGAAGCATTATCATTGCCTGTAGATATTTTTGGTTTTTTTGTATACGGTTTTGGGTTGTTTGCAAAAGCTTTGGTTACGCGGCTTTTACCTTTCCAATTTTCGTATTCAATTCTAGATGCCATGTGATCTGCATGGTGAAGTACTATAGGTAAATTATTCCATAAAGCTTTTTCTTTACCATAGGGTTTTAAATATGCATCATTACCAGAATCATACACTCCGTCATGGGTAAGAATACCAATCATTTCGTTTTGAGAAAACGTAATTCCATAGTTAGACAATAGCCAAATTCCTCTATGTGGTACAGTCATGTGTTGAATGTTTGGATTAGGGTCATATATTTTACCTTGATTTTTTCTATGCCATTCGCTCTGGTTTGGCACATAATATTCATGGTTGATATCGCCAACTTTTCCTAGGTCATGGTTGAGGGCACAAAACATTAATTCCTCGTATGTATAACCTTCCATGTTAGAGCCCATATGTTTCCAAAGGTCATATGTGTGTTTTGCCGCTTTACAAACTCTTAATACATGATCTACATATCCTCCTGGCCAGCTATTGTGGAAGTGTTCTATTCCAGAAGCCGGAGCAAACATCATTCTTTCTTGAAAATGTTCATATAAAGATTTAAGTTTAGCTTGTCTTTCGCCTTCAAAGTTATCATCAATAACCTGTATTAGGTCATTCCAATTTTGTAATATTTGTTCTTCTGTTAAATTCATATTATTCTCCGTATAAACTAAATTGACGTGGAGGTTCTGGCTGTTTTTCTACTTGGTTGATAGAGTATACTTTTCCATCAAATGCTGCTAGATGGTACTCTCTACAGCCAGTATCTCTAAATACGTACTCCAATCCGTCTGTTAGTGAATCGAGTATTTTATCTGTTCTACCAACAGGTTTCCATCTGTCTCCTGGGGCTACTCTCTCTAGAACTAGTGTTTTAATATCTTCAGTTTGTTTCATATTAATCAAACAATAATTTCATTTGTTTTTTGTCTCTATCTAAATTTTTGTCTTTAATATCACCAAATGTTTCTCTAACAGATGTTTCATGGTATCCAATTGCATGTGCCATTCTAACACATATAACCTTGAATTCATTACAAGTCATGTCATTTGGAAGCTTTAATTCAATAGATTTTGCTTCTTTTGTTTCGTTACCTCTTTTATATATTAAAAAGTCGTAGTCTTTATCCATATTAAAAATCTCTTAACCGTTATTATTGGTAAATATATAATCCATATAAAAAAGAGAATTGATAAAACAATTGATACGATAAATAATAATATTAATAGTACAATTATTTCTTCTAGTATCTCTTTCATTATATTATAATATAATAAAAATTATTCATATAGAAAAATTATTTGTGAAGTTTATTTATTTTTATAGGTTTTTAAGTATTTTTCTCTGTCAAAATTTCTTGGGAATTTTGCTGAGGCTACTTTTGAGTGAAGTTTTATTTCGCTAAGTATTGGTTTTTTGTCTTTTTTCCAACGAGTTTTTTCTAGTTGTTTTTTAAGGCTGTGCAATTTTAAAGCTGCAGTTGCCATAAGTTCTTCTTTTTCTCTTTTGGTCATTCTTTCAGATTTTTTTCGCTCTCCTTTTTCAGTTGGTTTAATACTCCCTTTTAGCTCGGGTACTTCTACCCCTTTGTGAAAAACATTACCGTCCTTGTCAACAAATTCTGTCATTAGCGTCCAACCTCTAGGTTTATCTGATTTTGGAGCACCAAACTCTACTGGTCCAACTAATTCTTGTACACATTGGTTGCATGTTATAGCCGTAGCTTCATCGCCACATTTTGACATTTGTCCACATCGTTTACATTCCATCCATCTATATGTTGCACCTTCTCGTTCATTCCAGGCGGTTCCTTTTCTAAATTCAGTGTAGTATTCTATGGTTTCGTTTTTCATAATAACCCTTTATCATTTAATATTTTTAATTGCATGTCATTTAGCTTATCATTTTTAAATTGCTCTTGCCAATAACATTTTTGCTTGTGTGTAATTAATTTTTCAAATTCTTTTTCTTTGTTTCCATATACTTCATAAGATATATCAGTTGCCTCACTACCAAATTCTATTTCTTCTTTTACTGGATTTTCTGTTTCAAAGGCTTTTTTAACTTCGTCTATACTATATGGAGTATCATACTCTAATCCTGGTGGCACGGACATTTTAATATCCTTTGGTTTTATTTTTGAAAACGCCATGTTTGCGGCAACTACAAGTGCAATTGCTAATGGGTCAAACACAAATATAATCATTAATAAAAACCAATTGACAACTGTATTCATATCTTTACCTGTAGTTTCTGCAAGATATTTCAATGGCCCTAATTCTCGTTCTTGTTCATTGTCTACTTGTTTGTCTAGTATAGCCATATCGGTCTTTGTAATAGAATCTTCAATTGCAGCTAATTTAGTGTTTATAACATTTCTGTCCTCTAAGGTTCTAGCTAATTCATTTTGTAACGCTCTTCTACTTGACGATGAGGTTGTAGTTATAAGCTGACCAGATTCTTTATCTATATATTGTACTTGTGCTGGGTTTGACAGTGATATTCTTAAATCAGAAATAGACTTAGTAAGACCTTCTTTTTCGTATTTAATGTCTAGTTTAGACTCTTCAAACCTAACTTGTTTTTGTTGTAATATTGACAGTGACTTGTCTAGTAGTTCTGATTGGGTTGCTGTTGATTGATATGCTCCAGATAAAAATCCATATATACCACCACTAGTTATAATCATAAGGACAAAGCATGCAATTGCTAAATAGGCCCTTAGTATTTTGTTTATAGTATCCCAATATTGATATAAAAGAGATGCTACAACTAGTTTTGCAAATTCTAAAGAACCTGCCATGATGATTACCTGTAGGCTGGCACCTGCAAATAGCTTACTTAAACCAAATACTGAATAAAAAGCAGCTGAACCAGACACTGCTAATGCAGATAAGGCAATTAGTAAAGGTAGAATTTTAGCTTTCATAATAAATAATTATATATTTTTTATTGAAAAGTGATAGGTGTATAGGATAATATCTACGCCATCAACCATATCAACACTGTCCTCAGACTTAGATATTAGTTTATTTCCATTAGATTCAAATAAGTCTTTTAGTTTATCTAGTATATTTTTGTCAGTTGAACAGATAGATAACGTTCCCCATTTCGAACTCACATTAACTGCAGTTGGAGATATATTTGCCGCATCAAAATAATCTCCGTAATTTAAAGACTTATCAATAGAATCTCTAATACTTTCGCCTTTTGATAGGTGTTTAACATACTTATCAAGTAAATCTTTAGGGCACCGATCTATCCAATCATTAAAAAAATCAATGTCGTCATGGAATAGGTCTTCTTTATCTTCTTTTGTCAGTAGATTCCATAAAACTTTAGTGACAATATCTTCGGCTTCTTTTATTTCTTTATATAGGCTTCTATTTGCTATGTTGTTAAAATATTCTGTAAAATCGCTTTTAAATTTTTCTGTAGATATTGATTTAGCTTCTAGCTCGGTTAAGGATTCAACATAGGATGACATGTCCTCTTCTATGTTTTCCCAAAAGTTAGAATTGGGGTCGAGTACATCATCAATTTTCCATAAATGTCGTTTACCTATTCCCATATGAATTCCTTTATACGCCACCAACCCAACCCAGCTGAACTCTTTTAGCTATCTGTGACGTCTCAGACGCAAACAACTTGAAGGAAGAATTCCTAACACCTTCGTTATATACATATAAATATAGTTTTAAACATTATTATTCTACAATCTGAGCGTCTTTAATGGTTTGACAAAGTAAATACTTATTTCCCTTTCTGAGTACGTGGTCACAATTGTTGTCGTCTTTCCACATTTTAAGTATTTGCATTGCTACTTGTTCAGCTGTCAAACCATACCTAGAATTTGTAATACCATACGTTGTTGGATCTATGCAGCTTTCGCCAATTTCTCTAACTACTACGTATGCGTTATCTCCATTGTAAAATATTTTTTTCATATAACATTAGCCTGCGGGCCAGTTCTTTATTTATAACCTATTTAATTGTAATTGATTTTGGCTTACTATCTGGAGAAACGGGTACTTCTAATCTTAAAAGGCCGTTTTCCATTTTTGCCGTAATTTTAGTTAAATCAAATTTAGGACTAATCTTCCATCCTAAATCAAAAGACCTTTTAGCAATACCCTTGTGGATATATTCTCCTGCGTCTTGGTCTGAATCATTAGATTCGATGGTTGGTTTAGTATATGAAACCTTTAACATAGTTCCATCCTCTGTAGAAAGATTGATGTCTTTCTTATTTAATCCAACTGCAGCTATTTCAAATATTAAGGCTTCTTCCGTATAGATAATGTCGACAGGATGGTTTATTTTCCTATCAACATTAGTCTCAAAAGCCGAAGCTTGATCGAAAAAATTCTTAAATAATAAATCAGTTGGGAATAGTCTTGTGCCGAAAGGCGTGTTCACTCTTAGTGTTGTCATAATAATCTCCTTAGATAATTTTAATTTTGTTAAACATTAGTTTTAACTTATAACCGACTGACCCGCAGTACCAATCGTTATATAAAATAAATATCAAGCTTTAACCGTTTTATTCACCTTTTTAACAGTAGTATTTTTAGATCTACTATTACTAGAGTATTTGCGCTTATAGTTTCTTTTAGGCTTATTTTCTTTAAGTGCCTGTTTTAGTAAATTAACTATCATTCGCTTATCTAGTATAATAGATTTTAGCTCTTTAATTTGTTTGCCTAGCCAGTAGGTAGTACCTAAACTACCCACTGCTATGCCTATGATTCCTCCTACTATTAGTAGTTGATATTGAAATAATTCCATAATTTTCTCCTATCTATTTTGTTGCATGTCAGAAACAACATCCATAAAGCTAACGTGAGGGGTAGTTGTTCTATCCATACCTAATCGTTTTGATGTACGAGCAGCCTCTTTAGCATCGATCAAAGTTTCAATAAGCTTATTACATTCTGAGAATGTTAAGTCAAACTCTTTACCACTAATATTAATTGATCCTATTACCGGTTGATTTGCATCTCCTTGTGGAGATAGGCCAGGTTTTCCTTTCCAAAATATACTTGCCCACGTAGAGCCAAATTTTGCAGGGTTAAACTTTGTTCTTTCTTGTCTGTTGTTGTGATTAAATTTTTTTGCCATTTTTTAATTGTTTTAGCATGATGCCTACTCTATTTCCTTTTTGGACGGGTTTTCAGCTTAACCCCGGTATGTATATCTTTCTTCAAACACTTTAAATAATAAAGTTATATAAAATATAATAAAAATTTTTGTGATATGAAAACTTTTT